TTTAGATGCATTTACTTTTGGAATATTGAATGGAACAAATTGTGGTTGTTTCTTAACATAAGTATCCATTAGTTGGGTAAATTTATCATGCATATTATCCAAAGTAAAGTTATTCAAAGTATTTTCTCTTAAACCTTTTGATTTATCTAAATAAGAATCATATTTGTTGAATACATCATAAATCTTATTTGCTGCATTTGAATAGTTTACAGTAAACCATTGCGCTTCTTTCATACAAAATTGGTCAGCTGCTGATTCATCTACTTGTGTCAAAGAACCTTCTAATAAAACTGAATGTTCTACTGGTAAGAAATCCATTTGTCCACTCCAACCACTAGCTATAATTGGTTTACCTGTTAGAGTAAACTCCGCCATCGGTCTACCATATCCCTCACCTTTAGTAAATGAAATCATAGCCTTAACTTTTGGATGATGGTATAAATTACTCATATCACTTTCTTCCATGTCACCATGTAGTAAGTATATAGATGGGCATTTATCTCCAAATGATTTTATTACACCATCAATTTTTTCTCTAGTTGCTTCTCTATCAATTACACTAAATCCAGCGTGTGATGTTTTAACAATAAGACCCGGTCTTTTATCTTTTGGTAGATATTGAAATACAGTGGCAAATGTTTTAATTGCCATACCAATATCTTTTCTATCTTGTCCTAATGAACCCTTTAACCAATGTCCAACAATAAGGAAGTTGAAATCTTCTTTTACATTTGCTAATACATCTTTACCACTTCCTTTAGAAAATATTTCAGTATCAACTCCTTCCAAAAGTACTTCGATTGGAGTAGCCGTTTTAATCTCACCAACAATCTGTCCAGTTGCTTGGTCTTTTTGTTGATATACAGTTCCTCCTAAATTTTGTTTTGTAAAATTAGATGGTACGATAATTAAATCCATTTTGTTAGAACCATCAATAAAATCTTTTGGTGCAATAGTGGTTTCAACTCCAGCAGTTACACCAATGTTATAGTGTCCTTTTGGCTCGAATTCATTTGCTACTGAAACTTGCATAAAGATATCAGGCTTTTGTCCAATCTCTCCAATAACTCTATCTAACATCCATCTACCAAATTCATCTTGCCCACTAACTTGATTTTGTGGAGTGTTACCCCATCTTAAAGGTATAATTTTAATATCATATTTATCCATCTTGCGTAGGGATTTCATTAAATCTCTACAATGGTCTCCATAACCACTACGTGTAAATATAGGCCCTTGAAATACTAATGTTGGTTTCATTTATATAACTTATTTAATTTTAAATACTTCGAATCTTTCTCTTGGTTTCCAATTTTCAAAAACTGATTCGATTCCGTTTTCTAATTGCTGACACATATTCGTATGTGTTAATCCCATTTCACCAATGAATGCCTCTCTACCTATCAATGCGTTTGCTTTACGGACTTCTTTTGGTGTGTTGTACATTTTCTCAATTGCTTCCGCAACATCCTCTATATCAACTCTATCATCCCAAATATAAGGTGTAGGAACTGAACCTGCTAATGCCAATGCTCTACTCCATACCGGCAATACCCAAGGACCAGGTTTAGCTTTTCCTTCCCACTCTCTCCATTGGTGAAGTGAACCAATCTTAATATAATCATCTGCAGTTAGCATCTTACCATCAACTTCAAATCCACATTGGTCTTGCAATCCACCAGTTACGTTTACAATAATTGGAGTTCCAGCCATTACCGATTCTGCAGTTGCTAATCCAAATCCTTCGTTGTTAGCGATGTTAATTGTTGCATCTGCTATATTATAGTTCCAATTCAATTCATTTTGTAATCTCCTTTTTTCAGAAAATATAATATTACATTCAGGTGCCATTGTTTCAATTACTGCATATAAATCAGTACCATTTTCATCAACCGGCTGAGTATGCATTACCAAACAAACTTTTTCTGCTTTCTCCTTACCAATCTTATCACAAAACTTTTTAAATGCTACAACAACATCTGCGGGTTGTTTTCTACGAATATTACGATTACTCCAATACAACACAAAATCATATTCCTTATCACCTAAAACTTCTTTACGATATTCAGCAGGTACTTCTTCGGGTTTGTAAATGTTAGTATTAATACCATGTGGTACATAATCAACTTGCCAATCCTTCTTAGGTTTCCAAGTTGGTTTTGTATCTAATGCTGATAATCTTTTAATGATACCATAAGTTTGACGTGAGATACAACCAATCCAATCACAACTTTCATAATAGTTACGATTGTATAATGGGTCTGGTAAATCATCCCAAATTGCGTAGAAAAGAATTGGAACATTTTGTCTGATTTCATGCTCGATATCATACAACCATGTCCAATAACGAGGGTCAGTAAAGTGTAGAATAGCATCAGGTTGTTCTGAATTAATTAATTGTCTAATCAAATCTGCATTACCATAACCATTCCAAGGAAGTATTTTTAGGGAAGCATCTTCTACTCCATAGTTCTTTTGGATATCTTCACTTAAATCTAAAATCTTACCAGCTTCAGGGTGATTAATTGCGGCTCCTACTTGAAACCAATCATATTTGTGTACAGTACCTAATACCAACTCTTTTGACATTGTGGCGATACCACTTGCCATTCTTAAATCATCTGATAGTAATAGGATTTTTTTCTTTTTTGCCATAACTTATTTTTGCATTAAAATTGTGAACCTGATATTTGTAGTTGTAAGTACTCATTCATTTCTTTTCTAAAATCTTCATCTTTAACATATCTTTCAACTGTTCTATTTACCAGCTTTTGTAATGTTACATCAGAATCAAAGGAAACTTTTTTAAATGATGAATACACATCTTTCAGTATTTTCACAGTTGTAAGTTTTGTGTTTTCTTGAATCATTTTAGTGTATTTAATATATTTGTATATATAAGTATATACAAAAATAAAAAAACAATGATTTTTTATTAAGTTTTTTTAGGAAGCCTTTCCATCACAAATACCCCTACTCATAAACTCACACCATTTACAATTCTTTTTAGATGTGCCTGGTACTTTTGGGAATGGAATATCTTTAAATGTACCATCATCATTAAATACCGTATTAACGAACTCTACAAACTCATCATATACTTTTGTAACGGATGGTGCTCCATTTGCCGGAATGTGTTTAGATACATACGGAATTGGAAACGCAGAATCTTCAGGAAGTTTTCTACGCATGATTTGATATTCTACTCTAATCTTTTGTAATGGAATATTGAATAACTCTGAATAGTATTTTTTGTAAAGTAGTATTTGTGCATTCTTAAACTTGTCCGCCTTTTGATATTGATTCCAACCCATCGTTGATGTCTTAAGGTCAATAATGATGATTGAATTCTCAGCCATATCTCTTAATACGATATCAATAAACCCAATGAAGTTTACACCTTCTTTGATTTTAGCGTTCAACGGAATTTCAATACCAACTAATTCATAGCCGGATTTTGAATAAAACTTTTGCATGTTCTTAGTCAACCATGCTAATATTCTTCTCCCATCTCCATAAAATTCTTCCAACTCTATTTGGGTACAAGGTACTCCTTCACTAAGAGAATCTTTTTCTTTAGTAAATGCATCTTTCATTTTTTCTAAAAGAAGTTTATCTAAATTAATTTCATCTGCTTGCTTTTTAGAAACACCATACATAACCGAAAGGTAATGTTGAATAGTTTCGTGCATTCCAGTTCCAAAGATTGTGTGAATGTTACCAGAACTCTCACCCAACTTATCTATGTAGTTTAATTTGTATTGTTGTGGACATGAACTCCACATACTATATTGTGAAAATGATACTTTAGCCATTATGTTGTTTTATTGTATAAAGATACGAAAAATACCCGAGTATACCAAATTAAACTTTGAGTTTTAACTTAGTAATTTCTTTTGGATTTGTACCATAATTTTCTGCAATTTCCTTAATATGTAACTTACCATTTGTAGTTTCATAAAGTATTTTCAAATAATCTTCTGCTTCTGATTTGGATACTTCGTACTGCCTTGCTACCAATTCTACAATCCAATCTTCATATTTTTCAGATGAAGCTGGTTTCATATACTTTAAGAAAGCCCGTGTTTTAGGGATAATACCAATCAATGCCAAATACATTGCTTTAGGTGGTGCCTCCTGAATATATGGTTGTATATCTGCAATTAGTTCTATCCACTCAGGTTTCATAGAAAGAAAACGGAGTATCAAATAGTTACTCCATGTCTTTCTATCACTCTCATCAAGCGTGTCCCAATACTTTGGGTCTTTCTTATCGGTAATTGCGTTTAGATGGTCGAATAATGTTTTAGCCATATTATGCTTCTTCTTCTACTTTTAAACCCGGAGGTAATAATTCATTAAGTACTTCACCACAATCTCCACAAAGGAATAATTCAACTGGTAGTACTTCATCTTTTGGTTTACCAGTTAATAACTTTGAAATTCTACGGAATCCAAAACCTTGTACAAAAATCTCACCACCGCATTTTTTACATCCGATTGCTTCTGTTTTTTCTAATGGAATTGGTTTTTCTTCTTGTCCTCCGATTGGTTGTCCACCTGCTCCTAAAATGTTAGCCATTATATAATATTTAAAATTTGAATTAATGTAGCTGCTGCGATAATTTCTTTATCAATAGCAGTTGCTGATTTATTTACCCCATCGCCTAAAATTAAAATCACATTTGATGTGTTCTCACCACCGTAGTCCTCTACATTATCATACAAAGCTGTATATAAATCGGTAAAGTCTTTTGATTTAGAATCTATAAGAGCCTGTCTTACTTTCATATATTTATTTCTCTTATCATCATTTGATTTTAAGATATCAATAATTTTATTTTTATAATCATTCTCTAATAGATTTTGTACATCTACCTGCAATCTACCTTTGTTTGAATTTAGTTGACAAGTATTGATAACTTTACGAATATCAGGATAAGCTGCGTCAATAATTGGAACTAAATCCTTAACTTCAAATTCTACATTCTCAGATTTTAAAATTTTACTAACTTGTATTGCAACATCCTTTTTAGTTGGTGGTATGATTTGAAATGATTGACATCTACTTTGAATTGGTTCAATTACTTTATCAACATAGTTACAAGTTAATATGAAACGGCAATGTGCTGAAAATGTTTCCATTAAGTTTCTTA